CCTTTGCACCAAGACCAGTCTCAAATACAGATGCACCAATAGCACATGATAGTGCACCATCACAGAATAGATCTATAAATTCACCAACCTTATTAAGTAAATTTTGTATCTTATCTCTTGAACCCTTGATAGCACCTGTTACACCTTTCAATATACCTAATGCACCTTCTATCTTGTCCATTAGATTCTTCATGAGATCACCAAGCATGTTCTGAATAAGACATAGTGCAGTGTCCAATATATTCTCTACTAGATCTTTGAGCATACCCTTGATAAAATCACCCAGTTCACCTATCAACTGTTTGAATAGACATGATACCAAGTCACCAACGTTCTTTAGTTGTTCTCTTACTGCAGTGTCTAGGGATGGATCTGGAATACTTAGATTAGCAAGACCATCTTGCACAAGTTTTTCAGTCTCCTCCATGACTACGCCCTTGATATTAGCAGTCAATCCAGTCAACTTTTTCTGGATCCTCATTTGAGTAAGATTTATCTCATACTCTAGATCAACAACTTTACCAGTTGCCTTATCAATAAACTCATCTATATCATTCTTTTCTATACCACGAGCAAACTTCATGAACTCTGCCATGGGTGCTTCTAGTTTAGTTGCAGTCTCACTACCACACTTACCATTACCAACTTGAACTGTGACCTTTTGTTTCTCCGTTGCTATTGCCTGTTTCTCTGTCTCTTTCTTTGCAGGTCCTCTTTCATTCTTTGTAGTCTCCTCTCCCTCTTCAGTCTTATGACCCTCATTATTAGTTGGTGCTTTATCTACACCAGTCTCCTCATCAGTCTCGACTGTGCTTGCTGTGTTTCCTGCAGAACTACCTGTCTCACTATGATCTGGAAACTTATATTCTGGACTGACTAATTGAGCAAATCCCTCTTCCTTACCACCAGTAACACCATAACTACTATCTGCGTTCTCATCACTGATACTACCCATGACAATAGGAATCTGTGCTGATGCACCATCCATAAAGAATCCAACAACCCAACTATTAACTTGTAGTTGGTGAACAGATCCAATACCAGACAACTGTGAGTATATGGGTGGCATCAATACTTGTGCCCATGGTAGGTCTGATGTTGGTAACTCTTTTCTATTTGTATTATGATAACCTATGATTCTAACTTTGACTTTATTAGTCCAATCCCAATCACTCCAATCCCAGTCTCCCTCACCTTCGTTTAGTTCTGCATTCCAAAATTTTGCACCATCATTCTCTACCTGTCCAATCCACCAGTTGAACCCTTCCTTACCTATAAAATTAGCGAGTGCTTCATTCATCATGATTCTTGACCATCCGAGTCAGTATATAACGTAAGTCTAGTTGTCATATTATCTGAGGTAGTTTTGAATGTTCTTTCTACCTTACCGATAACATATTTACCAGAGTTTGCAAAGTCTTGTTTTCTATCTCTACCACCTTTGTAGATATCTAACTGCACAACCTCACCTATCTCTAACGAGTAATCTGATATCAATTCTACTATGACTTTTTTGCCATAAAATAATTTTTCCCTTAAACTGGATTGTGAAAGTTGTTTTGTGAATCCCTGTGTATATGTTCCTTCTGTAAACAATGCAGAGTCTGATACTTTTGACATGATTCTAGTATGTGTCAAGTTGTTATCAAATCCCTCATAAAATTCTGGAGCAGCACCTGAGTTTAAGGTCAATATCTCATCGTAAAATTTATTTATGCTGAAGGGATGCTGTTCAAACTTCATATCTTTAAGATCTATAGTCATGACGTTACTAGAATATGATCCTAAATTTAGTCCTTTCAATAGATCAACTGATGACTCAATCTTTAGCGATGATATAGGAGTAATACCTGTGTCATCTTCTTCCTCTAATTCATCTGGTTCATGTCCTACAACCATTCTTGTGACTGGTTCCAGACTAGCAAACGAATCATATGACACAAAGTTATATCCTGCCCTTGTCTCATAAAAAGCATATCCTGCTGTTGATGCCTTACCACTACCTTTTGTAGCTGGTATTGCTTTTGCTCCTAACCATCTAATTGCAGTAAATGGATTCCAGTATGGTGATACAAATGAGAAGTTATTAACACATGGTTCTATTCTTGCTATTCTGTTATCAGTGACACCTATTAAGTCTTTTAGTATCTCTTTCTCTACAATATCATTAATCTTTTTACCTTGACCCTTACCAAATCTACGTGATACTTTATTAGCAGCGTTGTTTAAGAAGTCAACAGTGCATAACATAAGAACAGCAGATGATTTACCACCAACGTTCTTTCTATCTTGTATATCATATATCACAAAGTCTCCACCAATCTCAGTCTTTGCTTCACTATCACCTATGGAAATGAATACACGTTCCATACCAACTAATTCAGATAGCATACCAGTGCTAGTATCAGTAATCTGAACCTCCATCTTCATGGTAGCAGCTTGCATGTCTTCTGTATATTTTACATACAGCACCTGATTGCTTGTTATTGGGGGATAGTCCGCAATAAGGAAAGCAAGTAATTGAAAATTTGACTGTGTATTGACTGACATTAGAATTGCGAAGTTATGTTGTAGACGTCAACGTATGGTGACTCTATAATTTCTGGTTGAGCAAGACCACCACCCTCAGACTGCACTGGAGCACCTCCACCCTGTGACATATTTGCCACTGCAGCACCAGTTCCTGCAGCAGTATCAACTGCTTTCTTAGTCTTGGCATCAGCATTTTCTCTATTCTCTTGAATAGTTTTATCAGTCAGTTCTGTTAGATTTACCTTTTGCTCATCTTTTGGTGCAAATATATTCTTGATACCACCAAATGCTTTCATGCCCAGTTTTAGACCCATACCCATGGGTGTCATACCAAATGCTTTCTTAGCTAGACCACCTATCTTATCCTTAGCACCCATGATCTTACCACCAATTGCTTTAGCACCTTTAATCCCTGCTGATGCTGCATTAAATGCCATACCCATAGGTGTCATGTTGAACATTTTTCTAGCAAGACTGGTACGTTTCTTGATAGGTTGCATTGCTCTCTCACCTGACTTAGGATCACCCATGCCAATACCATCTGCAGTTCCTGTAAATGGTGCACGTCTACCGTAACTTGGATCTCCTGCAGCACCTGGCGGTAACATAGGTTGACTGCCTGTTGCACCATCACCAGTCTGTCCTGCACCACCACCCATAGCACCTCTAGCAAGGTTGAATGCTTTAGCAAGCATAGTTCCTAAGAATGATCCACCACTGCCTTCTTCTTTCTTTGAGTCATTATCTTCTTCATCGTTCGCAACCTCAGCACTAGCAGCACCCAACTTAAATTGTTGAGATATCTTAGATATATTTCTATTCAATATCTTAGATGCTTCCTTACTTGGTGCAGGAATCTTCTCTAGTAGATCAGTGATAGCAACAGCAGCAGACTTGGCGGGTAGTGCCAACGCTTCCATAAATGCTTTCTTCATCTTAGGATCTACATCAAACTCATCTTCTAGTTGCTTCTTAACTTTCTTCTTAGTATCATCCTTACCTATTCCTGCTTCCTCTAGAGTATCTACCTTCTCTATATCTTTTGCTTCTGGTAGATTATCAGGATCAAGACCTTTCTCTCTTAACGCTCTACGTTCTTTAAATTTCTTTTTCCTTTCCTCTGGAGTCAAATATTCTCCAGTTTTGGGATCCACACCCATCGCTGTCACTGGATCTGGAACAAGATTCTGCTGTGGTTCTGGTTTTGGCGATACTGTAGAGTCTTTCTCTTTGCCCTCACTCTTTGCCTTTGGTGATAACTTATCGGGCATCTCAGGCTTCTTGAATGCATTCTTTGCCTTGTTTTTTATAAAGTCACGTAGACCTTTACCTACGTTTGTTAATTTCTCAGTTCCCTTACCAATTCCTTTACCTACAGCATCCTTTGCTCCTGTCGCTGCATCACCAACTGCCTTACCAGCTGCTTTACCCGCTTTACCTACCTGTTTCTTAATACCTTTACCAGTTGCAGACGCAGCATCCTTGATACCTTTACCAGTTGCATCTGCTGCTGACTTTATCCCTTTACCCGCTGCAGTTGCAGCACTCTTCCCAGCCTTCTTTAGACCTTTTCCTGCCTTATCAGCAAGTAATGATGCGTTCTTGCCTATGGACTTGCCTATACCCTTAGCAACTTTCTTAGCACCATCTGCTAAATCACCTAGTTTTGTGCCAGGCTCAATTTCAGCTGATTCAATATCATCAACTCTTTCT